AAAAGAATGTATGAAGCAATCAGAATACCAAACATTGATGAGATTCTAAAAAAGCCAACAGAAGCAGCAAGACTTGATCCGATTGATGAGAATATGTCTGTTATGTATGGCAAACCAATAAGAGCATTCGCAGAGCAAGACCATGATTCACATATACAAGTTCATATGCAGTTTCTCTCAGACCCATCGCTCGGTGGCAATCCAGGAGCAAAAGGCATGCAACCAATATTAATTGCTCATGTTGCTGAACATATTGCGTTATTATATAGAACAAGAATGGAAGCAAGCATTGGAATGCCATTGCCTAATTTACCAGATGTTCGTGATAAAAAGTTTGAGTTTGACGATATCGACCCACAATTAGATTCGTTAATAAGTCAAAGAGCAGCACAAGTTGTTCAAGCAGCACCACAAATGCAAGCAATTAGAGGATTACAAAATGTTGGCAAGCAACAACAAAACCCATTACAATATGCCCAGCAACTTGCTCAACTTGAAGCACAAGCACTCCAGCAAAGAACTCAATCGCAAATTCAAGCTGACCAAGCCAAAGCTCAATCGGATATTGCGATCAAGCAAGCAGATGCTAAACAAGATATAGAAATAGCCAAAGCCAAAACGCAAGTTGATCTTGAATCTAAGATCAGAAAGCTCGAGGCAGATTTACAATTAGAGCGAGAAAAGAATGCAGCAAAGTTACAAATGGAGATGTTTAAGCAATGAATGAAAAGATAGTTCCAATGCAAGGAATTAACCCAGCAGCATTTTCTGGCCAGATGCAGCAACAACAAATGCCTGCTAATAATATAAATATGAATCAGTATTTACTTCAAAAGATAGACGAGATAAAAAGGAGAATGTTTGGTGACAATGTTGGTGCTCTTTCAAGTATGATGATGCAACAACAGCAACCAATGCAGCAACAACCTAAAAGGAGAATGTGATGGGTGGTTTTAATGCTGGTGGTGGTAATGATAATGAATATCAAGACCCATATGAATCTGCTGGGACTTTTGGTAATTTAACAGCACCAGACGACAACAAACCAGAAGAAAAAGATGATCAACCATTCTTCCCATCAGTCATTGGTGTTCTAGATTCAGTTCTTGGTTCATTAGGTGGAACACCACCTGAGGAAGAAGAACAAGAAGGATTTACAATATCCTCTGATGCAGCACCATTGCAACCTCAAAAGCCAATGCAAGATTTAATATTCAAAACACCAGTGCCATCTACAGAAGAACCAAGACCAGCAGACACAGGAGTTACAATACAAAGTGGTAACATTTATACAATGAAAGATGATGAAGGCAATGTAACAGGAACTTTATCAGCTCTTGAAACTTTAAAAGATATGAAAGATGCTCAAGATGAATATAATTTAAATTTTGCTGGCACAACAGGAACAACTTTTGGAGACTCAATGACTAATATGCCAACATTATTAGATTCAATAACAGGTGAAGCATTAGGTCAACAGATGCCGAATCTTCCATTAGGAACAGCTGCAACTCAAGAGCTTTATGAAAATCAAGAACAATTTATTCCACCAGATAAATTATTTGGAATATTTGATCCAGTATATGCAAGTCCTCAAAAGTCATTTGATGCTCAATTGCAAATGGGTCAGGAAAAAGATTCAGGTTCAACAGGAACAACAAATGTACCAATATTTAATTATTTTCAAAGAGCATACAAAGGTGGAATCCCAGATAGATTTTTAAGTGGTTTTTTAACAAGGTTCGGATACAGCCCAACATTTATAGATCAGCAAATGCAAGTCAATGAAGATGGTGAGATTGTAGATGCTTCAGGAAACCTTATAGAAGGTCTGCCAAATGTTGCATTAATCGGTGAACAAATTAAACAGCAAGTCGCATAGGAGAATAAAATGGCTGAAGTAAATGTAGACAATATGGATAAAAATGCAGAACTATTTATGGAAAAGATGGGTTTTGCTCATGACTCAGAAGGTCTTGAACTCTCTGAAGAACAACTTGTAAATTTTTTATTGCTCTGTCATCAGATGGAATATGGTGTTGGTGAAGAAGAGGAAGAAGATGATGGTGTCAAAGTTAAAATAATGAAAGTTCACAGTGGCGACATGAAAGGCATGATGGATGAAATGCTAGGTCATGGTGGTCCAATGGTAATGGACGATTAAATGGCAGCAGCAAGCAAAATCATAAATGAAGCATTAGAATTTTTTTTAAAGTCTATTAATAGAATACCAGAAGATGCTGGAGCTTTGCCTGAAAAACCTATTGATGTTGATCTTTTAAAAGATTCTGTCAGCTTTGCAGTTTCAAATGATATTCCATTTGGAAAAATTATTGAAGACACAAAAAATATATATAAAAATTATGGATATTCAGATAATGATGTAAATGATATGCTTAATAAATTAACAGATGAAGAACGTTTTTTAATTGGTGATCACAAAAGAGAAATGCAAAAGAAAAAATTTTTGATTGAAAGAGACAAAATATTATCTGAAGATGAAAAATTACAACAATTAAGAGCAAAATATGCAAATAATCCTATCACTCCATATATGAAGTACAGATAATGCCATTTAGTAAATATTCACCAAAGCAGAAAAAGCTCGCAAGAGCAGCAAAGCCAAGAAATAAAATAACAGGTGCAGATTTTAAGGCATTGAAAAAGAAAAAGAAGAAGAGAAAGTAATGGCTAAAAGACCAGGATTATATGCTAATATTCATGCGAAGAGGAAAAGAATAAAAGAAGGATCAAAAGAAAAGATGCGTAAAAAAGGTCAAAAAGGAAGACCTACAAAAGCAAATTTTAGGAGTGCAGGAAAAAGTGCCAGGAAAAAGAAAGTTTAAAAAAGTTGCTAAAACAAAAAAGGGTGTTCCAAAGAAATATTTAAAAGGAGCAAAGAACCCAAAAGCAAGAGAAAAAGAAATAAAACGAACAGCAAAGCTCTATCGTGAAGGCAAATTAACACCTGCCATGATGGATAAAATATCTAAACAAAGGAGCAAAAGCTAATGGCAACCAAAGTTACAAAAAAGAAAAAAGGTGGCAAGTATTCTTCCATTCCTGGAGCTGGAAAGTTCTCAAAAGAAAAACTTGACAAAGTTTATAAAAGAGGATTGGGTGCTTATTATTCATCAGGCAGTCGACCAAAAACTTCAGCACAAGCATGGGCAATGGGAAGAGTTAAGAGCTTTGTGACAGGCAAAGGTGGAGCAAGAAAAGCAGACGCAGATTTATTAAAAGGGAAAAAGAAAAATGGCAAAAAAAGCAGTTGAAGCACCAAAAGGTTTTCATTGGATGAAAGCTGGCAAAGGTTTTAAGTTAATGAAAAATCCAGCTGGAGGATACAAACCACACAAAGGTGCGAGTCAAAAAGCAACTTTTGAGATACAAAAGGTTCACAGTGGCAAAACTAGATAAAGCATTAAAAGCATTATTAAAGTCTTTGGGAAAGATTCCTGAAGATGTTGGTGCGTTGAAAAACATTCCTGATAATCAAAATTTAATCCAGTCACCTTTACCAGAGGGAGGCAAATTTAATTATATAAATCCATTTGGTGAAGTAGAAACTAAAGATCCAGGAAAAATAGATTTTTATTTATATTCAGATGATCCAGATGAGGGATTGGTAGGATCTAGATTTGTTAATCAAACTATGAATAATGAGCTTGTCAATTCTTTGAAAAAAGGTAATTATGAAGATTCAAGGTTTTATATGAATTCAATACAAGAAAAATTTCAAGACTTTGGTGCTTCTGATAGTGAAGCAGATCATGTAATAGATTCTATCTTATTAAATCATTATGATGTTGATGAATAATGGCAACATATAAAGGCAAAAAAGTTAATCTTAATAAACCCAGAAGAATAAGCAAAGGTGAAACTTCCTATGGTAGAAAGAAGTCTGTGGTTTATGTTATGGATGGTGACAAGGTCAAAAGAGTTACATTTGGTGATCCTAATATGAAGATCAAGAAAAACCAACCAGGACGCAGGAGTAATTTCAGATCAAGACACAACTGCGATAATCCTGGACCAAAAACAAAGGCAAGATATTGGTCTTGCAAAGCATGGTAGTATGGCTGTTATCCAAAAACTTGGTCTTGAGGCATTTGAGTTTTTAAAAAACCTTGTAAGTAAAGCAGGTCAAGATGTTAATAATTTACCAGATGCTCCCAGTAGTGATTTTGGTGCGTTGAAAGATCTGCCTTTTGCAATGGTAAGAAAAGAAGGAACACCACCAAAATTTTCTTATTCCAAAGATTTCAGCAAAATAATATCTGGACCAGAATATAATGTATTTAGTCCAGGACAAGAAATGACACCAAAACTTCACAAAAGCATATTTAAGCAACAAAAAGATTTAAGAGAATTAGATACAGATTTTGGTCTCACTCCCAAGCAGGATAATAAAAGTATACTAATGTTAAGAGACGAGATAAAATCACTAGAAAAATATATAGATGATAAAAAGGATGCACCAGCATTTGCAGATATTATTTCTAGTCTTCAAAACGAAATATTTGATTTGCAAAATGAAATAAAGATTAGAACAAAACCAGAGATTGTAGACTAATGGCAAAAGCAGCAATTAAAAAAGTGGCACAAGCTGAAATAAGAGCAGCAAAAAGTTTTCTCCAAAGGAGGAAGATAGATACAGATGAAGTGAGTCCTAAAAAATTTGCACAAGCTGCAAAAAAGCTCGACAAAAGTTTTAATGACGTTTTAAAAATATTAGCAAGAGAATTATCAGGAGGTCAAACTTGACAAAAAAAGAAATACAAGTTGATATATTAAGACCATTTGGTCCAAGGATATTAAAGGCAACAGTTCCAGAAATAATGGTAGATGCGTTAAATGCCCAATGCGATGAGTTATTGCAAAACGATGAGGAAAGAAAACAAAAAGATGCATCTGGCGATTTAGTTGGGCATGTATTTGAAGAGTTGACTTGTGACCTTGCAAAGTCAGAAGGTTTTGGTAATTTTTTATATAGTTCAACAAAAGCATTATATACAAACTTTCTCGTTGAAAGAGGTGAACAGGAAAAAATAGAACATGCAGAAAAAATAGCTGTTCATCATGCTTGGTTTGTTCGCTCGTTTGAAAATGACTATAACCCAACACATATTCATACTAATGGTTCTTTTTCATGTGTATTATATTTAAAGATCCCTCCAGGAATATCAGATAAAAATTCTAGAAACACTCACGAAAAATATGCAACAGAAGGTTACATTGATTTTGTTTATGGTTCTTCAAGTACAGTAAATCCTGGAAATATGTGTGTGCAACCAAAGGTCGGTGATCTTTATATATTCCCTGCATCTTTATTTCATACAGTTTATCCATTCTATGGAGAAGGTGAAAGAAGATCTTTTTCAGCAAACATGTCTTTACAAAAAGGTGATTAAATGGCAAAACTAGATAAAATATTAGAAGCATTAATAAAATTAATTCCTGAAGATGTTGGTGCATTAAAAGAGCTTCCAGGAAAAATTTTTAATCCTTTAATTGATTTGCCAAATACAAAAAGCAAAGTTGATGATTTAATTGAAGAAGAGATTACAGATTATTATGGTGATATATATGATGAAGATGAATTGCAAGATTTAATAAATCAAACAAGCACTCAAGACAGAGCAGAAATCCTTAACACATATGACTCTGATGGTAGTATAGTAAAAGAAATGATGGAAGAAGCAAAAGAATTATATGATATTGACATTAGTAAAATGTTAGGTGACATGATGAAAGATAAATAATGCGACCAACGATTGAAAATGCTAAAAAACAACAAGAGTATATTGACAGTTTACAACAACAGTTTGGCACATTAGAGCCTGTTGATAAAAGTCTTAGAGAAAAGTCTGTTAATATTGCAACAGATGTTATTGGTGCTTTGCCTTTTGGTGGTGGTGGCGATTATAGAGACAGGCAGATTGCTAAAAGTTTATTTGGCGATTACTATGAAGAAAATATTGCAGACAGCATTGGTGTTGCAGATTTTACTCCACTCGGTTTAATATATGGAGTTGATGAAGCATTAAGAGAATATGGTGAAGCAGAAAAGGCAACAGATTATATATTACCAACAGTTGGTTTAGGTTTGTCTGCTCTTGAAGCATTCCCATTAACAGAAGTTGGAACAAGACCATTGCGTCGTTTTTTAAGTAATCTAGGCAATAAAACATCAGCACCAACAGATATGAGTAGAAGAACCTTGTTACAAGGTGCAGTTGCAGCACCAGTTGTTGCAGGAGCATTAAGTGAGATTCCATTAGGTAAAGTTGTTGATGAAATTGTTCCTGTTCCTAAAGAAACTGCACCAGTTGAATCAATAGTACGATTAACTGATTTACCTCAAATGAAAAAAGTTTTAGTTCAAGATCGTATTGTAGATGGTGATATTGATTTTGATGATATTTCAGATATAGTAGGAAGAAAAG